CAAGCCGCCGCCGAATGCTTCGGTGTGCGGCTCGCCAAGGTTTGCACCGATAGTCTCCATGCGGTCAGCCAGCGCAAGAAAGCGACCCGCCAGCGTGGGGGGAAGCCCCATGATCTCGGACTGAACGCGTGCGCTGTAAAACTCGATGGTGTAGCTCATAGGGTGTAAATATACCATATTTGTTATCTATAGCAAGATTCACGAGGGATTGAAATGAGCAACAGAGTTGTCGAAACCATCAACCGCATGAACAGTCGTGTGATGCGCAAGCGCGCGCCGGTGTTCTTTGCGCAGGTCTTCCGCAAGGTTATTCGGCGCACGGCAGCAACAACCATAGGCGGTATTCCAACCCTGGGTGGATTGGCCGTGCTTGATTCGGTCGATGAGGATGACATCGAGTTTGAGTTTTTGGGCAATGCCCGTGCCGTGCGCATCAACGACTTTTCTCCGTCCATGATGATGGACAGGCAGGACGCTCACAACGGCAGCGGCAACGAGTACCGCTTTCTCATTGAACCCGAAGCCGTGAGCGGTGCGCCGGGCTGGTTTGATGTGCGCAACCATGACGTGATGTATCTGTGGGCGGATAACGTCGGCACGGTCAAGGTCGCCTTTGAGGTCGTGGGCGTGGAGACAGTAAACAACCTGGCTCCCTACTCCGTGCGCTACGTGTGCAACAAGCGCGCCGATCTGGACATTTAATTCAGGAAAACACGCGCCAATCAACCTTTTTTTGACTGGAACAATGCTCGCAACCCAAGGCAGGTGCTGCGGGAATCACTTGTTCCAACCAAAAAAGGTACATCATGGCTACTCCAGACGTTTTCCGCGCATCCACCGTTAAGGCGGGTCTTTTTGTTCAAAACCTTCAGGCTGCTGCGGCATCGTCCAATGTGGATCTGGATTCCGTTGCATCCAACGAAGCAGGCGCACCTGAGAGCATTGCGCAGGTGGTTGAAGCCTCCGGCAAGCAGTCCAAGCGCGTTCTCAAGGCTATTCTGGATGGCGCGACCGCGTATGAATCCGCGCACGGTGTCAAGGCTCCAGCCGATGTGCTTGAGCACGCCATGCACCAGGCTTTCGCTACGCTGGATTCGACCCGCGAACAGTTCGCGCTGGATTCTGCGACTTCCACCGATTCCGATAACGAATCACTGCAAGCCAACCGCGCCATTGTGTCGATTATCGCCACCTTGGGCGAGGCCGTGCCTTTTGCCAACTACCTTCCTGCTGATATTGGCTCCAACGAAGCCAAGCTGATTATCACCAGCCACGTCGCGGCCAATGCCTACGGCGGTTACGCCGATCAGGAAATCATGGACGGCGCAAGCTCTGGCAAGACCTACATGAGTTCCGAGCGTGCGCACACCCTGACCAACACCGTCGGTGCGCTGGCTGGAGCATTGACAACCAAGCAAACCGATGGCGATACCTGCGATCAAGCGGCGGGTACTTTGCTGCTGATTCGTGGCCGTACCAAGCTGTACATCAATGGTCAATTTGCAGCCAAGGAAGTTGATTCATCCGGCACTGGCGCATCAACCATGAGCGGCAAGATCACCATTTCAGGCGTGGAATATGTGATTGGCGGCACGGTCAACACTGACACAGGCGTGGCCGCACTGACCACGACCCCGGCCTTGCCTGGAACCAACAAGGCGGTGCTTGAGGGCTACATTGACTACGAGCGCAACGCAGCCAACACCCCAAGCATCATCACCCGTGCCGACAAGTTCAGTCTGTTCGCAAACCCATGGCGTGTGACCACCTTCCAGAGCATTGATGCCCGCACCCAGATGGCAAACGAATTGGGTCTCGACCCTTACGCAGAATCGGTCTATTCGATTCACTCTCAGTTTGCCAATGAGCGTCACCGCACTGCACTGGTCAAGTTGAAGCGTATCGCCGCCAACAGTTCTTACACCTTTGACTTTGCCTGGCCGACCCAAGGGCTTGCCAAGACCCCGGCTGAAATCATCCAAGGCTTGTCTGCTGTGCTTGGCGAAGCCAGTCAGAAGATGGCTGGTGACACCATGAACCACGGCATTACTCACCTGTATGTCGGTCGCAAGTTCAAGGCGTTGTTGATGGGTATGCCTTCGTCCTTGTTCACCCCAACCGGCATTGAAACACCAGGCATTCACCGTGTAGGCCGCTTGTTCGGCATGTTCGAGGTGTATTTCACCCCGCATACCGTCACAGAAACCGCAACCGGCTCGCAGATTCTGTGTATCGGTCGCGCTACGGATGCTGCTCGCAATCCGATTGTCATGGGCGATGCGGTTCCTCCAACCATGATGCCGCTGGCCGTGGGTGCAGACCTGCGCACCGGCTCGGGCTTCTACGCACGCACCTTCACCGACCTGAACCCGCACGCACCGTCCGCCATGGGCGCGGCGTTGATCGACGTGACCAATCTGTTCTAAGGAGAGCCTTCAATGACTATCGCAATTACCAGCAACCAGGCTGAATCATTGAAGGCGGTTCGCGCCGCCTTTGAGGGTGAATCCTTTCCTATCGTCATTACCGTTGAAAACGCCATGCCGCGCAATGTTGTTTTCCCAGAGCTTGATGCGTTGATGCTGCGCCCGGCGGGTAACGAGCAAGCGACGGGAACCTTCAAGGTTGTCAACGCCGATGTATTGGCGCGTTTTGTCTCCAGCGTCTCGCAGATTGCCGAGCTTAACCATATCGAAGGTGCGGCTGCGAACGTAAGCAAGGCCGAATCGCTTGCCGTCAAGGCCGCGCGCACGGAAGCAACCAGACAAAAGAACGCGCAAGTCGCTGAAAGCAAGGAGTAATCAGCCATGACCGTATCATTCGTGCGCCAGCTTGGCGCGGAGTCCGGTGTACAGCTTAACCCGCTGCGCGACGGCTCCGAGATTCCAGTTCAGGACAATTACGACCAGTGCGCTGGCATTATGATGCGCGCCACCCGTGGCCGTATCGACAAGCCTTTCAAGGTGCATCGCGGCAATGTTTACAAGAAGCTTGGGCGCGGCGAACCCGTGCGCACCAATGCCTTGAACGAAGCTTGGGTGCATGTGGTTGAAGGTGTCAACAACGGCATTTATGAAATGATCGTACAGCGTCTTGCGACCGATGCCGCTGTCATCAAGTATGCCGTGCTGGATCAGCAGGCAGTTTTGCCTGCGTTGCCATGGACGGTTGAAACCACCCTGCCAGTCGGGTTTGACATTGCCATCAAGCATCTTGAGTGCCACAACGAAGGCGTGCAATTCGAGCTTCACGCAGATGAAATCAAGGTCGGCGGCGTAGCGCAGCCAACCAAGGTTATGACTTTGCGCGTGCGTGATGCCGAAGGATTCCTGATGTATGAGCTTACGGGCAGCCTTGACCCGCTGGCCAAGGATGACTACGGAAACTCGGCCTACCTGCCTGAAGTCGCGGCTTCGCAGACCGATGCGCTTGAAATCGAGATTGGCTCAACCTTCACCCAAGTTGCCATTACCGATCCGATGTACGGCTACGACGCAGACGGACGCCAGAAGTGGTACGTGTCCGGCAATCTGAAATGCTTCGACGAGGGCGGTCACGCCTACGCCGTGCAGGACTACCAGAAAGCCCGCACCCTGCTGCAAAACACCCCGCATAACTATGCCTATATCAGCTCCGGCGGCTCGCAGTCTGCGGCCATGCTTTACCAGCTGGCGCAGTTGGCTTTCGACACCAACCGCCAGTTGCGCTTTGACATCCCAGGTAACTTGACCCCAGAGGGTGCGATTGCCTTTGTTGAACAGCTCAACATGGGCGCAAGCCCAACCGCGCACTTGATGCACGCATTCTGGGCACCCTTGCGCACCGATGACCCGACCGGAATCAACGGCAAAGGCCACTTTGGACTTGCGACATTGAATATCGCCTTGTCATGCCTGCGCAACGCGCAGACCAACGCCAAAGGCTTTGCACCCAAGAACTTCCCAAGTGCAGGCAAGCATAACCCAGTGCGCCGTACCGGCATTCGTCAGGTCTATGACGTGAGCAATCAGGAGTTGAATGAGTTGGCGCGTGCCAAGATCAACCCGGTTATTCACGCCACCTACTCCGGCGGCGGTCGCTATGTGTTCTGGGACTCGCTGACATGCGCCCAGGTCGAGCAAAGCCTTATCAAGCTGATTGCCGTGGCCGACATGAGCACCAGCATTGACGATGCGGTGACACGCTACGGCAAGGACGTTCTTCAGTTGCCCATGGCTGTAGCCGTGCGCCGCATGAAGGACTACCTCAAGCTGTTGTTTGAAGGCGCTGAAGCTTCGGGCTGGCTTGTTCCATCCAGCGACCAAACCATGGAAGGCCGATCTTTCCGTTTTGAGGTTTTCCCCAACGAGCTGCGCCCATACGACCGCATGGACGTGAACTACTGGCTGCGCTATGACGGCACCGTGCGCCAAATTTTTGTTACCCAAACCCTCAGCCGCTAAGGAGTTAACCCGTGAGCAATTTAATTAACCTGCTGCGCCAATCTGCGCAGCCGATAGAGGCCAAGGGCG